TTCTTATTTCTGTTTGATTTTTTCATTTACCGAATCGGGGGTTTCTTCACCATCCTCTTCTTTGATTTCGTAATACTTACCGAGTGTTTCCCCGATTTCTTCGTAAACTGCCTCAAGTCTTTGTTGCAGTTTTGTTATTTCGTTTACCGTCTTTTCAAATATCTTGAATGATTCGTTCATCTTACGTGTATGACGTGAAAGAGTCATACCGTCAAACCAATCACCCGATTCGTCTACAATATTCTTTGAAGCAAATTCAACAATCTTCTTGATGTTTGAATAAGCTTCTCTTAGTTTACCTTGACGATAGATTGATTCACCAAACTGATTGTATTTACCAATAAGTTCAACGTAAAGTTTCTTTTGTTCTGGCGTCAAAGCTCTTTCTGGTGTTTCTTCTTTTTGGTCTTCACCTTCACGGAGAAACTTAGTTACAGTTTCCTTTACCATCTTACGAATTTTATGTTTCTTTGTTTCTGACATTGCTAACGACTCCACCTTTTTTGGAAGACCTTTGTGTTTTGTTCCGGCATACTTTTCAAGTTCTTTTTCAGACATAGAAGCAGCCACTTGTTTTACGTTCTTACTTACTTTCGAAGCAGGAACTTCTCCACGTTTGTAGGCAAGAACAAGTCCCATAAATTTCTGTTGTTTTTGACTTACAGATGGCATTTTTTACTCCTATCAAAATAGACATTCACATACATCACCTATCTCACAGATGATCTTTGTGATGTTTTCATTTATACGTTGAAGTTTTGGATCAACCTTGGTGATCGTATTTAGACTTACGCCTTCTTTGATAAGACCTTCACCAACAACTTGACCAGCACCGGCAGGATACATAAATGCACCATGAGTAGATGGGTTTGACACAAAGTCCCAACCAATCAACTCAAAATCATCTTGAACTTCAACTGTTGTTTCGTTTATTTCCTTTACTGAACCCAATCCTCTTGAAGAAATCCCAAGACGAATTCCAGCACCAAGAAGATTTTTCAGAATGTTGCCAGACGGGGTAGGTAATATCTCAACTTTACCAACAACATCATCTCCGTCCCAATGTACGTCAAGAACATTGTGACAAACGTTTCTAAGGTTTATAACAGAGGAATCGGGGTGATCTAACTCACCCAAAGCACGATTTTCTTTGATTTGTACTTTCTTGTAATTAGCCACTTCACGCATAAGAATCTTTTTTGGATAAACACGTCCGTTTTGATTCTTTGCTTCCGCACGTTGAAGAACACCTGTAACAATGAGTTTACCGCCGTTTTCTGAAGATTCATTCAATTGACGGGGTGTTGCTGAGAATAACATTGTATCTACAAGTAATTGTTTCATCATTATGCACCTAATTCGTTTATTTTCTTACCAATTCTGTTTAGACGTTCGCCAATTTTTACAAGACGACTATGTGAAGATCTCCAAAGTGATCGTTGATCTACTGCCATCTCCGTCTTTAGACGAAGGGCATGACCTACTACACGTTCAACACGAAGAAGAGATTGATTCAACTCTTTTATCGAGTGATTTATCTTCTCACTGGTTGTCTTGCTTTTATCACCACGGTATTCTTTGTAAGAAGCCTCGTGTAATTGTCTCATAGCTTGTTTGTAGGCTGACTCATTTTTTGCAAAAGAGTTAGCATATTGTTCTTTACTAATCGAGTGTTTTCTTTTTTTCTTTGGAACCATCTTGTAACCGAACTGCTCTGCATTGTCTTTTGTTTGAGCATCAAACTTTTCTTTACCTTCACCCGATTCAGGTGAAAAAGCTTTTGGTGTTTGATACCCATCAACCGAAGCGGTAGTGCTTATCTCATTGACCTCATCTCTGAATTTCTTGTAAGACTCAGATTCCTTTAGCTTTTGTATGAATTTTTCGACGTTCATATTACTTCGCCACCTGATTACGGATTAGTACATAAACTGTTCCACTATCAACTGTTACACTTGCTAGTGATAGTTCATAGACACGAACACTACCAGAAGATAGTACAGCGAGTGGAATCGTTCCTCCCAATGAAAGAGATGCAGTTCCGGTAGTTCCAGGTGGCACTATAAGACCACCGGCTCCAAAATTTGATCCTGTAAAAGTAGTTACACCGACTCCACAAGTTATAGATTGGTGAAATTTACCAGGATGTCCTTTGCGTTCGAAATCATCACGTTGTGATGCTGGGTAGTCGTATGGTTGGACTTCGGATGACATTATTTGATCTCCTTCAAATCATTTACAAGGTCGTAGTATCTTAGCAGAGCGGATATATGACTCTCATCAAGATTCTTTATTGTTTCGTATTGATTTAGTAGATCAGAAACTTCTGCCAACTTGATTTTCAGAGTCTTGTCTTTTGTTCTTTTTATCTTCTCTTCTAAGAAGATTCGTATTTTTGCAGCTTCACCTTGAACAAATGTCTTCAAGTTATTCGTGTTACTTACATTACTAATGTATTCACGAAGTAATGACTTTTGATTCTGTGAAAGTTCGCCGTACTTTTTATTGAACTTCTCAACAAGAATCTTATAAGACATAAGCCTAATTTCTTTTGGCTCATCTCGTAGTGCAACTGACTCTTCAATAAGTTCCTTCTTTGAATCGGAGACCATATTTTCCATAATAGTCATTTTTGAACGGGTAATCTCTACTGGATTATCAAGTTCCGTGTATTCAAATATCTTGTAAATTGAGGCAAGTAACTTGTAATTTCCAACTTTGGTTTGGAAGAATGCATTTATGTCAAAATTCTCAGTGAGTGTCTTTATAAGTGCATATTTTTCTTCACTCAATTTCTTCTTATTGATTTTCTTACGGGCAGTAAGGACAGCTTCTATAAGCATCTGTGATTTTGCATCAGACGGCATCTTTTCTTCACAGAGTGTCTTATACATATGATACTCCTTTATCATCTCGGTGTTCTTGTTGAAGAATTTCTTCAAGATACCCGTGGCGATAGAGTCGTGGCCGGATATGATGTCAGATGTTATTTGACGTGTCAAAAGTTCAAATAACATCCCCGTATTTCTGTACTTTGAATGTTTTATCTTTTTCATCCTTTGTTTACCCGTAATGTATTACTCATAAAATAAATATGACCTAAGTTCAAATTTCTTCCATTAAATTAGACTCATCAAGTAAATTAGATGTCTCTGTTTGATGTTCTGATGCAGGTTTTAGACTTTCTGTTATGATACTCTTTGTTTTCACTTTTCCGAATGACATAGAATTCAACATATCTGATATTTCCTTTGTCAATCCGTCACGTTTTGCAGACTCAGTTGCCAATGGTGAGTTACCTTTATAATTGTGTCTTGGTGAAAGATTGACATCAAGTGTTTTACCAATATCTTTTCTACCGAGTGGATCTCTACCAAATGAACTCTTATCTGTATTGTATGTAGAACGGTGTTCTGGTGGTCTTCCGGCACCTGGCCATCCACCTTCAGGAACTTCAACATCATTTATCTGTTGTTGTTTCTTACCACCATAAATATTCATCGAGGCCAAATCATGTGGAGTTCCAAACGATTCCTTCGTAATCTTAGGATCGTTTCCTTCACTTTCAATCTGTTTCTGACGGAATTGGTGTTTGATGTCCTCGATAATTTCATTCTTCTCAAATTCAGCCTCATCTTCTGAGATATTGAAGACATTTGAATAAACGTACTTCATAGAGAACAATCGTTTTTCTATCAAGTTTGAAGCAAGATCTACTCGTTCTTTCCAAAGAGCAATCTTCTCTTGCTCATAGATGATAGATGGACCAGTTAGAGAAAGTTCAAAGTCAACAAGGTCTGCATTTTCATAACCCTGAGCATACAAGTGTACGATAGCAATCTTTGTCAATTCAGAGACAACAATACGTTGAATTCTTTCGATTGTTCTTGCAAATCGAATATCGAGTGTTGCAAGTGTTGCCTTTCCTTCAAGTGATTCATCGAACCCAAGATATGCCTTTGGTACTTTCAGAGCAGCAAATATTTTACTCTTTAGATACTCTACGTCTTCGATTGCCTGATATTGAAGTCCAGCAAGTGTTTCAATAGATGTACCGGCCTGTCCACCACGAACTGGAAGATAGAAGTCTTCCAAAAGATTTTGCATATTGTAACGAAGATTGTACTCACCTGTTCTTTCATCCATTACCGGAGTCTTCTTCATTGCATTCATTACGTTCTGCATATACTGATCAACTTCTGCTGGTGGAATATTACCAATATCAATCTTGAAGATTCTCTTTTCAGGAGCTCTCATGATACGGTGAATCAACATAGCGTCTTCCATAAGAACAAGTTGCTTGTAAAGTTTGCGGGCACCTTCCAGCATTGACTTACCATACGGTAAGAAGTTGGTGTCACCTAAAAGACGGAAATGAGCGATTTCATAATTCTGAAATTCACCCTTTCCGAGTGGGCCTTCATAGATAAACTTGGTCATGTAAATGTGTTCAGGGTCTGTTCCTTCGTCACGTTGCATTTCGTATGGTGAAAGAGGAACAACGTTTGTAATACCGACTTCATCTTTTACGTCAAGGTAAAGATAGTTGTCACCGTACTTACAAAGGTTACGGATCCACGGCCACAGATTGTATTCAATGTTTATAATGTCATAGAAAAGATTGTGTAGAATCTTTCTGATATTGTCATTATCTGAACGGATTGAAAGAACGTCACCCGTGTCATTTTTTAGTGTAGATTCGTCGGCATAAATATCAAGTGCCGATGATACGATCGCATCTGTGTCCATCGCCTCATAGTCTGTATAAAGGTCAATCTTTGTTGCAGAGAATGAGTTGTACTGATTGTAAACAGAAATAGGAGTTCCACGAGTACCGTGTAATCTTCCATAACGATCAATAACCTTTGAGGTATGTGGGTTTCCATCTGCTTGATAGCGTGCGGTATCAACTACTTTTAGTTTCTTACCACCAACATTTCTAACCACGACGTTCGTAGAGAAAAGTGTTTTCAGTCTATCAAATAAGGATTTCTGTGCCATTTATCACCTGTTTTTATTGTGTATTAGTCCATAGATATAAATATGGATCAGAATAATCTAAAGTCATTTTTAGAGGAGCCAAGTTAAATCTTCGTTTGGCTTCTTATCTCCAACGTCCATTGTCCAGCCTGTATCGGAAAGTGGATTTGTCATATTTGTTGTACTAATTACTGACGTTGTTTTTCTCATGTAGTCCAACGCCAATCTTGTTCTCATCATACCTTCCTGACGAAGTTTGAGTGCAGTATCACGAATCCAAAGTCCCATAGCAAATGACATTACCAAGTCGTCATTGTATCCTGTTTGAGCCTCAGCTCTGCCACCGTTCCAAACGAAAACAAACATTTCTTCTGCTAAACGATTTGACTTGATGATTGGAGCACGTTCTCTGAAATACATCTCATACTTTGATACTACAAGTGGTCTCGTCTTTGAAGTCATTGAGAAGCCGGGAACCATTTGTGATTTATCTTTGAGATCATATCCTTTTGGTATGTGAACCGATGGGTCGGTGTAACCATCTTCTTTATATGTGTAATAGAGGTTTGGATAACCACGATCAATTATCTGTTGAATTACCGCCCATCCGATGTTTGCATTTTCAACTACGAGCAAGGCATCATTGTATTCAGTTGCCATAGACACAAGAAGATTACCATATGATTTTGTATCTAACTTACCTTGGTACTCTGCAACTTGTTCAATATTTTCTATGTCCATAATATGAAATGCAGAATAATCTTTACCGTCACCACGAGCAACGTCAGCTGAAATCATATAAGTCTTATTTGGGTCGGGATCGTCCCATATCCATAAACCACCTTCGGCACCTCTTTTTTCTCTTGGGTCACAAACATATGTCTTTTGATACCAGTCAATTGTATTACCGTCAACAACAGATTGACCCGATGAAAGGAAGTCACCATCACACTCCTGTGCAGCAAGTGCAGGGCCAAGAATGATGTCTTGTTGATCTCTCCAAGATTGGTCTCTTTCAGGGTGAACCGTCCAGTGAAGGAAGATTGGATTGAACGCACTCTTTCCTGTCTTTGCATTCACCCACTGT